TCATATTATAGATATTCAAGGATTTTGTCAGGATTTAAAAAAAGAAAAAGTTGTATATTTACCAGATAACTTTTTAATACATTAAAAGTAAGTCTCTAAAGATTTTTCTAATTCTTGTGTACTGTTTTTTAAGTATTGTAAAAAATTATAAATAACAATTTTATTATCATAGGAAGGATAATATTTTTTTATAATATCATTCCAATCTTCAGGAGATAAATGACTTTTTAGACATTCAATATTTCCTTCTTCATTTAAGAAGACTTTAAATTCTAGCAGGGTAGCAAGTTTGTTACTCTGTATTTTTTTGTTCACTTGAGATACTTTCACTATTTGTATTTATTATTTTTTTTGCTTGTTCAGAATCTTTTTCATACTGTTCTAAAGCTTCAATACGTAAGCGTATGTATCCTAATACATTTTTTCTCTGAATCCTCGGATACTTATTAGCGTGTAATAGAACGTGTTGTTCTTCTTCTTTGAGAACATTTAATATATTATAATCTGATGAATTAAACGTCATTTCACTCTCCTTTATATAAGGTCTACAATTTCACAGGTATCTCCTGTACAGTTTAAAGTTTGTGAACTCCTAGTGTTATCTTCTTTTTCATAATCAGACAGTTTACCCCATTCTACATTATGAGGCATCTTACTTAATAAAATTTTATACTCTTCCTCTGTACAATCTTGATAGGGAGCTTGTCGATAAGTATGTTCTGACATAGGTAAGAAACTAATCCCCGACATCTTATCAAAATTATCATATACATAAGCTCCGACTTTCATCCATTCAGTTTCTTTAACACTAACTGTAATACTCGGTTTATGTTCGCACCAGTTTTCAGCATAGATAGTCCAAATATTTAAATGGTCTATCGCTGTTAAATCATGTCTAGTTAAAGCGTGGTCAGGAGACTTCATAGGAAAACTAAACACGGCCATAGAGTCTGGCTTTAGTACGTCGTCTTCAACAGGAAAACCTCGTTCAGTCATAAATACAGTTAAAGGGTCTTTTTTGTCAGCTCTAACAGTACGAATATAATACTCAGAATGACGAGGATGAATACCACTTGCTGCATTAACTAATTGACTAACAGTACCACTAGGTTTTACGCAAGTAATAGCAGCGGAAGGTTCTATCTGCAAACGAGAAGACCAATCCTTATTAACCGATACAGAATATTCTCTTAAAGAAGATAGAATTTCAGGCAAGTTATCTTCAGTTTGATTAGCCAGCATAGCATTATCTAAAATGCCTGTTAAACTTACGCCTAGTAATCTTTCTTCTTCTGTGTTGCGTAACCACTGTCTTCCTAATCCTTTAAAATCTGTAAAGCATGACTGTATCGTTCCTAGTATAGTAGCAATACGAACTTTTTCTTTTAAAGAATCATATGTATCCTCTTGTCTGACAACAATTTCAGATAAATTACAAAACTGTTTGGGACGTAATATAATTTCAGAGCAAGGATTAGTACCATAGTCTATATTGGCTTCTCGTCTTCCGTACTTAGCAGCCTGTTGTTGAGCTGCTTGTCTATTAAAGATACCTCGTTCTCCTGATTTACTTTCATAAAGAGAAGTCCACTCTCTCATAAAAGAACCCATATCACTGTTACCATCAGTATAGCATACGCTGTTATTTGCCAAAGCTCGTTGTGGTTCTGTTTCCCACCAGCTACCAAACTTTGCATGGCGCATCCTATCGTCTGATAAATTTGATAAACTAATAAGGGCAGACCTACGTACACCCCCCACAACCACAACATCAGCAATCTTACACATAAGGTCATGACACTCAATACTTGTAAGCTTACGTCCTTGAGACTTTTCAAATAAGTTAACAGTGAAATTAAATAAATCGTTAAGCGGTTCTGGACCACTAGCTCTACCTCCAAAAGTTTTTAAACGTGTTCCTGATGGACGTACTTTGCTCATATCCCATTGAGGAATCATACCAGCATACAAAATATTAATCAATTCTTTAAAAGCTCTATACCACCCTTCTTTAGAATCTTGAACAATGATTGTCGTTTCACTTCTTTCTATAGTATCAGGAACAGGAGGAAGCTGACTAACATACTGTCTTTCCACAGAAAATCTTACTCCTGTACCATGCATTAAAATATACAAACACTCGTCAAAAGCTCTAGGACTATCTACTGCAAGATAACTACAATTATAAGCTGAAATATGATTACGTTCTAACGCAGCACCTGCTGACATCATAGCTCTCATACTAGGCATTACATCTAAATCTTTAATAAATTGAATTAAAGAATCCTTATCTTTATTAGAGATTTGATACGAGTGTTTTACTTTTATATAGGAAGAATAAAAATCAATCAAACGACCTACAGTTTCACTCCAGGTTTCTCTACGACCTTCTGTATCTATCCACCTAGAATATCGAGATTGATGAATAAAACTTTGATAATCAGTTGGTAACATCTAAAGGAAGCTCCTCTTGGGTATCGTTTTGTTGTACAGGGTCTGGCTCTTTATTTAAAGAAGAAGCATAAGCTTGAACATCTTTCTTTAATGTAGACAACAATGCATTAACTTCTATGTAAGGTTTTTTTTGTAAGTACACTTCTAATCTTTGTAACAATTCTAAACTAATAGGTATATTCATTTTCTGTTCTCCTTTATCTATCCTATATTAATCCAAATTCTAACTTCGCTTCTTCTGACATCATGCTTTCATTCCAAGCAGGTTGAAAAACAATATTAACATAAGCTGTATCAATACCTTCTATTTCTTTGAGAACCTTTTCAACAGACTGTATAAGGAATCCTGCTACAGGACAAGTAGGACTTGTTAACGTCATATCAACATCAACATGATTATCTGTTTCGATAACGCTGTAGATTAAACCAAGTTCATAAATATCCACCGATATTTCCGGGTCATGTACTTTTTTCAACGCTTGTTTTATTTCTTCTCTCATACTAAATCTTTTAAAACAGGAGGTTTATATTTATCAGATTTTAAAACTTTTCCATCTTTTCTATAGGTAGCCTTACCTTCTTCATTTAGTTTTGACATATTAGAAGTATGTACTCTGTTAAAAGCAACATCAAAATCCCATCCATATGTTATACAAAAACCTACACAAACATAAACTAAATCACAAAGTTCTTTCAAAACTTCATCATCAGATTTTGTTTGAATAGCATTCATTACTTCTTCGTATTCTTCCTTAATTAATTTAGTACGTAGTCTTTTTAATCTATGAACTTTATGATTAGGTTCAGGAAAGAGTTCATCTATAGGATGGTTAAATGCTCTATGAAAACGAAATAATTTATCTTGTACAGTTTCTGCTTTAGGCATCATTAGTTATTTCCTCTATTAGTCTACTTAAATACCACTGAGCTTTTAATAAATCTTCCTGGGGCTTACCTTTATAACTGTACCTCCAAAGATATTTTTCAACATTGCCTTTTAAGTATCCTCTAAATTCTAAATCACTCATAGAGGCACGAATACCTTCAATACATTCTATGCCCTGCTGATTATAATGTTTTGGTTTATTAACCGCATCTTCTTCAGACATATCAATTCTTCTTTTTAAAAGCAATTACATTGTCTCTAATAAGAGGTTCTAAATCTTCCATTTGTTTTTCTACAAATACTTCATGACCTCTTTGCAACACTTCTTCAAAATCTTCTTCTAATATTTTCATTAATCCCCACGCAATTTGTTGAATATCTGTAGGGCTAGAAGAACGAGCATCCTCTACAATACGATATGCAACTTCTCCTGTATCCTCAAAATATTCCAGAGAGATTAATGTTTTTCTATCTAAATTATTTAAAGTATCTTGTAACAATTCAGCAAGTTTTTTAAATTCAGCCATAATATTATCCTATGGTAAACGATTAGAAAGTTCTTGATAATTTATTAACCGGGCTGTTTCCTTATTAAACTTATAATTTTCCTGTAACAAATGAAATAATTTATCTGCCTTTATAATAGCTAGTGGTTCTTTTCTATTACTTTTAATAACCAGAATAGATTCTCCTTTCTCTTTATTTAAATCAACCTGTTCGTAAGCTGTATAAATACTTTTGTATCTTTCTTGATTCTTACATTCAAACTTATAAGGAATTATATTTTTAGCAGAAGGAGACATTTTAATATCTGAACCTGTTTCTCCCATAATAGCGCCTTTAATATCTCCCTCTTGTAAGAAAGAAAAATAAACCATTAGTCTTTCAACAACCCAGTTTTGTAAAGCTCTACCCTTTGCTTTTCGAGAACTTATTTTCATTAGTATCTGTCCCATGTTAAACTTGATATTTTATTTGCTAAAAACTCTTTTGTTTTAGGGCAATACTCTTCCATCTCTGCTAACGCTTCAGTTAAAACTTCTGTTGATACAACTAGCACAGATTGATGACCAAGCAGTACAGACAAATCAGAAATATCTTCTTTAATTTTTTTACAATTTTCTTTATAAAATTCATCAGACCAATGAGTAGTTAAAGTTTTTTTATATCTCAAAGGTACATAATTTTCTCGTGGAATTTTACTTTTTTCATCTATGGGATATAGATAGTATGCTTGAGGATTTAACTCCGGGTCTCTCTCATGAACTCTAACCTGTAAAACGACAGGCATTATTCAAACTCCTCTTCTACTTCAGTTAGTCTCCCTGTATCTCTATCATAAAAGACCCTACAAGCTGGGCCTGTTAGTCCAGAGAATCTATTTTTAATAACTCGAACTGTTGTTGTATGTCTTTCTCGTTCATCTTCATGTTGTCCGTTTCTTTCCAATCCAATAACGATATCACTTAGCTGACCTATCGATGCAGACCCTCTAAGCTGGCTAAGAGAAGTAACCGCCCCTTCTTCATGTCCTGCGGTAGAAGGTCTTCTTAGATGTGATACCATGATTAAACAGATGTCTAGCTCTTGTACAACTGTTCTAATCTTTGTCATAATTTCATCTAACGCTCTACGCTCATCTCCATTCTGTTGGTCAGAAACAATAATACTTACGTGGTCAAGTACAATATACTTACAGAATAAAACTTTAGCAAAGTATCTAACTCTGCTAACAATAGAATCAATAGTATTAGAACCAAAATGGTCATAGAAAAATAATCTTTCTGTACCTAATGTATTTTCAAAGTGTGCTTTAAAATCTTCCTTAGATGTACTATTAAAATTTTCTGGAATATGCAAAGGTTTATTAGCTTCTAAGCTCATTAAAGCTAATCCGCTACGCTTTACAGACTCTTCCATAAACATCATACCAATATTATCAGGAGTATTTTTAAAGATATGCCATACTAATTCTCTAACAAACTGTGATTTTCCTAGTCCAGAACCAGCGGTTAATGTAACTAGTTCTCCTTGTCTCATACCATAAGTAAGTTTTTGTAGTCCTTCAAAAGGATAATTAACAGAGGCTTCTGTGGCTCCTTTATTAATTTCCTCCCACATATTTTTACCAGAAACAATACCTTCAGGAGTGTATGTCTTAGCTTGCCACCAGTCTTCTACAAATGTTTTTTGTTTACCGTGAAGTAAATAATCGTTTGCATCTTTAAATCTCATAGGCATAATCTTTGCTTTAGGAGATAACATTTCAGCTGCCTTTATAGAAGCTCTCTTACCTGCCTCATCATTATCAAAACAGATGACAATATTATCAAAAGACATAAGATAATCATAACTATCGCCAATATCTTTAGCAGCAGAAGCTGCGCCATTACGAATAGAAACAACGCTCCACCTGCTTCCAAGCATCTGATAAGCTGACATAGCATCCATTTCACCTTCGCATAGAGTAATATATTTACCTTTCTCTCTAAAGGCTTGTTGTCCAAAGAGACCTGAGTGTTGAATCATACCTTCTGAAAAGAAAGATTTCTTCTCTAAGTTACGAACTTTATTAGCAACATGCTCTCCTTCATTATTAAAATAAGGATAATAATGTTTCGTACCATTTAATGTTGTTCCATATTTTTGACAGGTATCTTCTGCAATTTTCCTATCAGGAATAGCTTGTATTGTACCTACACTTAAAGGTTTATTAAAAGTATTAATTTCTGTTTGCACAATGTTCTCCTGAGTTGTTGGAGGAACCCAATGATTACAATTAGGAGTAAAACATTTTTCGCTACCATTTTCAAACACAGCTAAATTATCTTTACTACCACACTTCGGACAAGGCATGTGTACAGCAGTCATAATCCTCTCTTTTCTTCTGTAACATCAGGAACATTAGGTAATCTTTGTACTGCTGTTAAGTATCTATCTCCTTCCTTATATTTAAATATTCTCATATGTGGGTAACAACTCCATTTATGAGGGCAATAAACACAATTCCTATTTAATTTCATATTCCCAGACTTACCATCAGGTTCTGGATGATAACAGAGTATCGGTTTTTCAGAACTGTTAATAACTTTTTTAATTTCTTGTATTCTCTCACTAGCATTTATTAATGCCAACTCATCTAATTCAACAAGAGCAAGTTCTCCGGTAACTTTATTGACACCTAAGAGGAATCCTTTTTCTTTTCCTTCTGCTTGAACATATCCACTAACCTGCTCCACATAACCAAAGGGGTCATCGTTTTCTATATTTCCTGTCTTAAATTTTCTAAAAGAAAAGTTACTTGCAGACTTAATATCTACAACTTCATTGTCTATTTTACAATCCATGTGTCCAACGACACCTTCTAAAGTAACTTCTTTTTGTAAAGAATCTACTTTATGTCCTGCTTCTTTAGCTAACAGAATAATTAATTCTTCTATGATAGAACCATATAAAAATTTAATTAGAGTAGCACCTGAAAAAAAATTATTTTCTACAGGTTCGTGAATATCTAACCAGATTCTACGATTAGGTCTACCGATAGAAGACATTCGTATTGTCTTACTGTCTGTAGACACACGTTCTTTTTCTAAAAACTCTATTAGAACTTTAGTTATACCATCAAGAAAACCTTTTAAATTCTCTTCAGAGATTTTCTTTTTATCATTCATCCTGTCGTAGATATGATTTACTAATTGTGAAATGTGCATAGC